TGAAGAAATCATCAACGAACTGGCCGATAGCGATTACTTTGGTGATCATATCGTTTATGCCGGGTTCAAAGACATTTTAGATTATCCGGGCAAGTTTTATTTAACCCCCCAAGACCCAAGTTGGAATGCATGCGCAATTGCTGCTTACCTGGCCGGATGTAACGGAAACAAGAAAGTTTATCAAAGTGGGATTCGAAGGAATTGATGATCCAAGTTCGGGATACAATATGTACGATGGTACAAGGTCATACACCAGACCTCAATACGGTTACAATGAAAACTTCTGGGTACAGAGTATGATGGCAGTGTTTAATACCTACAGCGATGTAGACTTTGTTCGCGTTATGCCAACTGCTAACTATCGCATACCCGAACAGTGGAAATTTTTAGTCAACTTTAGACAAATTGATTACCGTCAATTCGCTATTGAAATTGACTTATAAAATATTTTCCAGTGTACGTATCTTTTCCAAAATACTAGCAAAGTTAAACGTTCTCCAAACCCCTGGATGTAAAGGCTTGGGGTGATCTTCTATGCTGGTCCACGCATATCCACGATGCTCGTTGTTTAGTTCGGGAACGAACTCAGATTCGACGGGTATCAAATAAGTGTGATACTCAAACTTTTCGTTGTCACTGGTAAAATGCTCAAGAGGAATTACTTTGCGGTACTTCACAGTACCGATTTCTTCGCGTATTTCTCTAGTTAGAGCTTGTATTGCAGTTTCGTTGGATTCAATTTTTCCTCCAACTAGACCCCAATGGCCGTTATGACGCTGACCATTGCGTAACAAAAACAAGTAGCGGTGAGTTTTTTGGCTATAGAATAAACAACCTACGCCTACAGTATGATTGACCATGTTCCTTCGCGGTACAAACCTTCAACGGACTTGCTCCACGAGCCATTTTGCCACTTATATTGAATGTTTGTATTGAGATTTGTTGCGTATTCTACAGTATCAGTGGCAGCACTGTCAAGGTCTACGTTCCATTTTACACCATCAAATTGGATAATATCATTGGCATGAGCGATCAGCTCGCCCCATACCACACTGCTGCCGCCAACGGATCCAATGTCATCGAGTATCAAATAACGTGTGCCGGCTGCAGGACTTAACAAGTTGCTGTCTACTTTTACTGTTTGAGGATTGATAATAGCATGCACAGGTACCAGTGTATTAACCGGCAGTGTATCTTCATCTACAGTAAACAACATGATACTGGAGTCACTGGGATGGTACGCTACCGTACCGATTACTTCAGTTCTGGTAGTAGTACCTGCGCCCTCGTCAAACACAGTTTCAATTTCCAAACGAATTTGACTTATACCGTTTTGTAAACTGCCATACAGATCAATGAGGCTGTGCCAGTTATCGGGTGTGCCGAGTTTCTCTGTACCGTCTTTGTTAAGCACTTCTGATCTTTTTACTAGTTGTAGAGTATTGCCAATATATAATACACCATAGTTCATTGGTGTTAGCATTTTTCTGCTTAGTAAATTGGTTTCCAACAAGTCCGGTGTATTGATATTGCCAGTTTCGTCAAACACACTTTGAATAATTTTCTGCACCACGCCAAGCTGTGTTACTTTAGCAGGTGCGCTGATCCAAATTGGTATTTCAAAAGTCATAGAGCAAATATCAATTGGTTCGTCGCCACCCGTTGGCACACTGCGGCTTGTCCAGTTTATATCAGTTCTAGTAACTACAGTAAGGCTGGTCCAATCAATATAGTTGTCAGTGCTTTGGATTTCTATCGATGGATTAAACAATACACCCATTTGCTCAATTAGTTGTAGCTTTTGCTCAGTATTTGATGTCCATATATCTAACTTAAGAGTCAGTTTATATGGCACTGGCATTAGTCTTTCAACAGTGTAGGTGCTGTCTTGGGTAGTACCGTACTCGCCAGTTACTGGATCATAGCTTTTTTGTCTAATGTTCAGCTTGCTGACATGAAATGGCTCTTGCATACGACTTTGATCATAGGCAAAACCAGAAATGTATACAGCCATAGCAGGAACCGCGTTCAGTGTGTTCTCACTATTGTTGCGTAGAATAGCTGCCGCCTGGCGACTTGGGTCACCGTAGTACACCGGCACACGCTGTAGAGTTACATTACCATCACGATCCTTGCCGAACTCAACTTGAAAGTTTGACATCATTCGCATAAACTGTTGTAGGAACCTGCGAATTTGGGAATCGTAGAAAAACTGAGTAGCCATTAGTTATCTGCCTTGGGGTTTAGTACCTTGCTCAAACTTTGTAGAGTCTTGTGCGTGCCGCCGCTATGGTCAGTGTAGGTACTGGTGTCGTTCACAAACTGACTGCGCTGTGTTAAGTTGTCGGTTGTTCCGGGGGTTAAGTTTGTTCTCACAGCATCTTCAATCTTTACCCAACGCTTGCCGTCATAACGGAACAATCTGTTTGGCACATAATCTAACCTTAGATAAAAATCTCCAACTGCTGGGCCAGCCGGGAAGCTGATTCCTGCTGCTACTGTAGACGCATTAGGTGGTAAACCATCGCCAGTTAAGTATCCGTGTACTTTGTCGGTTGGTGTTTCTGTATCCTCAAACGGTTGTTTGTTGGTTTTAATGTATAAACCAGTGGTGTCGTACCCACTCTTAGGAACATCTGCCTCTGCTTGCTGTATCACAGCGTCGTTAATGTCTTGGTATTTCTGTATGGTGCTTAGAATATCACCAATTGGCGTATCCTTGACACCATCATTATTGGTGTCTACCTTAACGTTGTTTAGAATGTCCTTAAACTCTTGACTGTCAGTCATTGGATTTAGTTTACAGCGCCAAATATGTGGCCACCAAGTTGGAGTAAATCCTTCACTACCAAACTGTGCATCGCTAACAACGAAGAAACGCTTCAGCGCCGCGGGCACATCTGAATCCAGTGAGTTGTAATCAGTTAGGTGTTGTAGTTCAATTACGTCACCGTTCATGATTTTACGCCCAATGGTATCGACCATGTCGTTCAAATGGAATGTCATGAACACTGTACCAGTTTGTAAAAACAATCCAAACTGACTTAGATCAAAACTGTTGTCAGTAACTTGGTATTGTCCCCTAAGGGTATAAACATCAGTTTCATACTTGCGGTCGCGGTTTTCTAAAAACAACAAGTCTTGGATATTTTTTTCACTTTGGTTAGTGTAATTTGGTTTAGTAGCATCATTGCTGCCAGTTTGTTCAACGGGACCGATGTATTTGTGCAGTAATATACCTGTACCACCAATAGTATACAATTCGGATATGCGTCTATCCAAAAATTTGTAATCGTTTGTGTGTCTGCCGTCTTTCCAAAGACTTAAACGAGCCATTGTGAGAATCCTTAATGTAGTATTTATGGGTTTGACAGCCAATGGGTTTTAACATACAATAGCAGTATGGATCGTCAACAACGTTTAGATGAACTTCTACCCCTTATAGGGCGCACAGATGATATACGGGCTCGGAGCCAGATGATGAAAATCTACTGGAACTGTAAAAAGGTGCATGACGATATAAGTCGGGAAAGTGTAGAATGCCGCCGACTACAAAAGATAACACCAAAGTATACAGAATTAGAGCAGAAGTTTGAGCAATACACTAATGAGTTAGAGCAATGGACCACTTTTGCTAAACTTTTGTATTAATTTGACACAAAAAGCCCAATACTGTATAATTACGGATATGTACACAATACACAACAAGGATGGATTCGTGCTAGGGCGATTATCGACCCTGAATTCCGCTTTGGAGGCTGCAAAGTACATTGGCTATTTTGTTACTATCAAAGGACCCAACGACTTTGAAACTTGCGGTGTATTTGGTGTAGACAGTGTTGAAGCGGGTAAGTGTCCTGACGGGATCGCTTACGATTGGAACAAAGCGTCCCGCATCGGGCGTGTCAAAAAGGAGTTAGACTATGGCAACAGTAGCCGGAATCAAGATTAAAAATAAAGTTGCTAAAGTACGCAATGCCGCGTTCCACGACGAAAAATACACAGGCGGTGAGCCCGAGTGGCCCGAAGGTGCGTCTGAGTGGGACAGTGAACGTTTTGACCATCAACTACGCAAGAGCTTTTACTACTACAACTATTATTATAGTCAAAAGGACTGTAAAAAGTACGTGGTAGAATGGCTCCAGAAAAACAGCAAGCTCACGCAAGAGGAAATCAAAGCATTTAACCGTGCCGGTGATCGACTCCTGCCCATGACAGTGTGTAGCCTTATTATGGCACACCGTAAAGGAATGCCCTTCCGTGGACGCCATATTGAGTTTATCATTGACAGCGTACAAAGTGTTATTGAACGTGCTGAGCCCGAAGAAGCTGAACTCATTGCTACACCTGCACAAGTGGCTAATCGTCCCACAATCCAGGATCGCTTAAACGAAAAGACCGCAGAGCTTATCGGCGAACTAGAGGGCAAATACGACGAACTGGAAGGCTTTAAGCCCTACGATTGGTTTGTGGCCAAGAACGTGGTGCAAAGTCAGTTAGGCAAATATGAAGCAGTCTACACCAAGCGTAAAGAGGAACTCGAGCAAGCCCAAAGTAAACGGGACGACCAGCTCAAAGAAGCATATAGTCATTACAAAGCCGCAGACTTCAAACAGCGCCTCAACTGGCTCAACGACCTCCTTGGGGCAATCGAACAGTACCGCGGTGTCAAGAAAGCTACTAAAAAGCTTCGTGTTAAAAAAGCCCCAAGTAAAGAAAAAGTCGTGGCTAAACTCAAGTACGCAAAAGATGACAAGGCGCTTAAGGTGGTGTCTATTAATCCTGCTGACATTGTTGGTGCGGCTGAACTTTGGGTTTACAACATCAAGACCCGCAAACTTGGCAAGTATGTCGCGGGCAGCTATCAAACACTGGGGGTTAAAGGGACGAGTATCACTGGATTTGATACAGATAAGTCCGTTGCCAAAACCCTACGAAAGCCCGAAGAGCAACTCAAAGAGTTTGCTAAGGCTGGTAAAGTGGTTTTGCGTACTTTCATTAAGGACATTAAGGCCGTTGAGACCAAACTAAACGGGCGTGTTAGCGAGGACGTACTGCTATTACGTGTAGCCTAAGCGTCTAAGTCCTGCTATCGGTAATAAATACTGGTAACAGGACTTTTTCTATGGCCACAAAAGACACCAGCATTTATGATGCTAACGGTAACTTAATTACCGATAATTTATTCAACTCAAACACTGGTACCGGATCGGGACATATCGCTTACGACTCCGCAGATTACACCAGTGCCAATGCTAAACGTGCCGAGATAACTGATTATATCCGTATGCGACTGGCTGACGGGATAGTAGACGTTGAACTAGACAAAGAGCACTACGAGATGGCAATCAAGCAGGCCTTGCTAAAGTATCGTCAACGCAGTGCTGGCGCAGTAGAAGAAAGCTATGCTTTCCTAAAATTATTACCCGAGACCCAAGAATACATACTGCCACCAGAGATTGTTGAAGTGCGTCAAGTGTATCGTCGTGGCATTGGTAGTGTAAGTGGTACAACTGCTAGCCAATTTGAACCATTTGCGTCAGGTTACTTAAACACTTATATGTTAGTTGCTGGCCGTGTTGGTGGCTTGGTAAACTATGAACTGTTTGTTGACTATCAAAAGTTAGCAATGAAAATGTTCGGCGGCTTTATGAACTATACATGGAACCGAGCCACAAGGAAACTGACCATAGTTCGCAAAATGCCATATCAGAGTACCGGAGCCGCAACCACAGAAGATGCAGAAGCCTGCTTGCTGTGGTGCTACAATTATAAGCCAGACTGGCACATTCTAAACGACTACATGGTATTCCCGTGGGTCCAAGAGTATGCATACAGTTTCTCTAAACGCATACTTGGCGAAGCACGTAGCAAGTTTGCAAGTATCGCAGGCCCTCAAGGCGGTACACAATTAAACGGTGCTGCATTAATTGCAGAAGCTAAAGAAGAATTAACTGCACTTGAGGAAGAAATTAAACGCTTCCAAGATGGTTCTATGCCAATGACATGGGTAACAGGATAAACTATGAAAATTAACGAAATACTAAACGAAGAGTGGAGCAAGAAATATAAAGATAGTATCAACTGCTCTAATCCAAAAGGATTTAGCCAACGTGCTCACTGTGCTGGCCGTAAAAAGAACGAAGACATTTCCGTTGATGAACAGTTTGATATCATTGAGGAAATGGTTGAACATCTAGCTCTAGAACACGGCGTAGATTCCGAAGTAATTTGGAAAGATTTTGAAAGCGTGGATGATAACGAGCTGTATGAAACAGCAGCCTGGCGCCGCAAAGCCGGTAAAAATAAGAACGGCGGATTGAATGCCAAAGGTGTTGCAAGCTATCGTCGCGAACATCCTGGCTCAAAACTACAGACTGCGGTAACTACAAAGCCCAGCAAGCTAAAGCCCGGAAGCAAAGCAGCCAAACGTCGCAAGAGTTTCTGTGCTAGAATGTCCGGAGTTAAAGGCCCAATGAAGAAGCCAAACGGTAAACCAACTCGTAAAGCCCTGGCCCTTCGCAAATGGAACTGTTGACACCTAAATAGAGATCGGAAGAACACACGTCTGAACCCCAGTCACACCACAAAATCGTATGCCGTCATCTGCTTGAAAAAAAAAACGATAATACGCAAGGTGCGACCACCAAACGGAATTATCTGACTTACATCACACTCAGGTGGGTCTGTAACGCACAGCTCAAACCACGGTTCCTAAACTCGAACTGCGCGTTGAA